TACTCGAATCGGAGGTCCCGTGTCGCTTCCGCCGCTTGCGTCCGTCGATGACCTCGCCGCGGTACTCGGCGAGGATTGCATCGCCGCGAACGATCCGCGCGCGCTGGCCGCGCTCAACGGCGCGTCGGCGCTCGCGCGCATGATCGCTCGACAGACAATCTCCGCGGTTGCGGACGACGTCGTCGAGCTTTCGACGGCCGGTCCGGAGTTGTGGCTACCGGAGCGCCCGGTAACGGACGTCGCCGAAATCGACGTGACCGATTGTTTTGTCGCGGACCCGGTCCTCGCGCCCGGCTCGTATTGCTGGTCGTCGAACGGGCGCGTTCAAGGACCGTTTTCCTATAACGGCCGGGTCCTCGTCACGTACTCGCACGGGTACAACCCGGTCCCGGACGACGTCCGGTTCGCGGTTGCCGACATTGCGGCCCGGCGCTACGGCGGCGGCGTGTCCGGCGGGTTGCTGCAATCGGAGTCGATCGGCTCGTACTCGTACTCCTACCGGGCGCCGGACGGGGCGTACGGGCTTCCCTCGGCCGAGGTCGCCGTGTTCAAGCGGTACCGGCCGTCCGTGACGTCGCTTCGGACGCCCTCGGCGATCGCGGACGAAAGCGGCTACGCCGTGGGGGTGTGGTGAGGGCCGCCGGGTTCCTGGCGCTCGGGGCGCTCGTCTTTGCGGTCCTCGGGCTCGTCGGCGCCGACGTCGGCGGCTTGACGGCGCTTCGTGAGGTCGCGATCGCGGCCGGGCTCGCCGCGCTCGCGGTCCTCATGCTCAAGGGGCGAGTGTGAGTTTCGCCGGGCTACTCGTCCGGACGGCGACCGTCCATCGGATCGCCGAACAGGGCGCCGACCGATACAACTCGCCGACGCGCGTCGAGATTGGGGCGACGACGTACCCGGCTTGGGTCGAACAGTCGCGAAGCTCCGAGGAACTCATCGACCGGAACTCGGTCCGGACCGACGCGCTCCTCATCCTTCCGGCGTACGCGGAAATCGGTCCGCTCGATTGGGTCGAGATTGACGGCGTCGCGTACGAAGTCGATGGAACGCCCGCCCGTGTTTGGCGCGGGATCGCCGGTCGCGAGCATCATGTCGAGGCCGCGCTCAAGGCGATCAAGGGGAAGTAGCGATGCCGACGCGCGGGGCCGGGATCAAGTTCCAGCGGTTCGACTACCGGCCGCAATGCGAGCCGCAAATCGCGCGCGGCGACGAGGTCAAAGACGGGCTCAAGGTCGCGACCGACGCGCTCGCGCGCAGCGGCTACCAAATCGCGTCGTCCGTCGCGTGGGAAACCGGCGACTACGCGAAGTCGATACACGGCGAACTCGAACTCACGCCCGCGGGATGGGTCGGCGCCCTGGTCGCGTCGGATTGGAAAGCGCACTTTGTCGAATGGGGAACCGGCGCTCCGTTCTTTATGCCCGCGAAGCACGTCCTACAAAGGGCGGTATTCGCGACCGGGCTCCGATTTTTCGAGGCGCCGAAATGACGCTCCGCGTTATGCCCGACGTCGAGGCGATCGCGATTGCGTACCTTCGCGACCTTGAGGTCACGTACGGGAGGATTTACGGCCGCATCCCTGCGGAACCCGAGTTCCCGTTGCAAACCGTCACGCTCGCGCCGTCGCAGGTCGTCGCGGAGTTCTACCTGTACGGCGGCGCCCTCGACATAACCGCATGGTCGCCGAGCAAGTCCGAGGCGCGGGACGAATGCGCCGTCGCGCTCGCCGCCCTCGCCGATCCCGGCTTCCGCGGCGATCATCCGCCCTTCGGCGTCGTAACCGGCGTCGCCGAACGCGTCGGGATGCAATGGCTACCCGACCCGGACACGGGACACGCCCGGTACCTCGCGCAAGTCGTCGTATACGCCCATCCGCTACCCGCATAGCAAGGGGAGGGAGGAAGCATGTCGGAGAACGCTGACGCCGTGTTCGTCGGAATGACGGGCGACATTTGGGCGGCGCCGGAGGGGACCGCGATTCCCGCCGCACTCGGCGCGCCCGCGGACCCGTGGGTCATGCTCGGATACTTGTCGGAGGACGGCGTCACGCTTACGCCGGGACTCACGACGGAGGACATTCGGGTTTGGCAATCGACGAGCGCAATCCGTCGGCTCGTCACGGAACGCGCGCTCGACATTGGGTTCGCGCTCCGACAGTGGGACGCGAATACGATCCCGTTCGCGTTCGGCGGCGGGACGATCGACGCCGCTACGGGCATTTTCACGTACGACGGCCCGGACCCGGAGGAACTCGATTACCGCGCGTTGCTCGTCGAGGTTCGCGACGGCGACAAGACGACGCGGCTGTACGTCGCAAAGGGCATGGTTTCCGACCTCGGCGACGCGCAGTTCGTTCGGAACGCCGCGGCCGACTTGCAGGTCACGTTTTCCGCGCTGGAACCCGGCGGCGGCGGACGTCCTGCGACGATGGTTTCGGACGACCCGGCGTGGGACCCGGCGGCGGCGGCCGCGCTCGAACGCGCGATCGCAAAGGCGGCCGCGAAGGACACAAAGGCCGCTTAGGTGGGCGTCGTCGATCTTGACGCCGCGCGCGCCGCGCGGCTTGAGGCGCTCGGGGAGGCGCCGGTCGTTCGGTTCGGAGGCGAGGACTTTCGCCTACGGCCCGAACTCGCCGACGTCCTTCCCGAGCTTTCGGCGTTAGGCGAAGCGGTCGAGGACGACGAGGGGTTCCGCGTGTCGGAGCCGTTGCACTCGATCCTCCGTAAGTCCTTCGCCGACGGCGAGTACGAACGCTTTATGAGGCTCGATCCCGGTTGGGAGGACCTCAAGGCGCTTGTTAGCGCGATCCCCGGACTGTACGGCTTCGGGTCCCTGGGGGAAGCGTCGGAGTCGCTCGATACGTCGAGGAACGGTTCGAGCGACTCGAAGCCGACTTCGCGCGGTTCTACGGGCTCGACCTCCGCCAAGCGGCGTACGGCCCAAGCGCCCTAGGGCTTCGCCGACTCCGCGCGCTCGTCCTGGCGCTTCCCGGCGACTCGGCATCGGTCCGCGAGGACCTCGGCGACTATGCCGGTTGGGGCGTCGTCGAGGAATTGCTCGCGACGCTCGTCGAGTCCTCCGACGCGCAAGGGCGACTCCTATACGCGCTCGTTACCGGCAAGACGCCGCCCGGACGTCCGGCGCGTGTTCCGCGTCCGTACAAGCGGCGCCCGCCGCAGCAGCAGCAACCGCGCCGGTCCTCGACTCCCGCCGAGCTTCGCGCGCGGCTCGGCGACGCGATCGCGTTCGAGGTTGTCCCGAGGGGGTGAGGAATGGCCGACGCCGGAAAAACCTACGTCGAGGTCATCCCGAACCTTGATTCGTTCGGGTCCCAACTCAAAGCCGGACTCAAGCCCGCCGTAACGTCGGCGGGCTCCGAAATCACGAAGTCCTCGGCGGGCTGGCGCTCAAAGTTCAAGGGCGTCATGGGGACGATCGGCAAGGCCGCCGGGATCGGCTTCGCGGGCGCGACCGTCGCCGCCGTCAAGTTCGGCAAGGACTCCATAGCGGCGTACCAAGAGTCGGCGCAAGTCGGCGCGCAGACAAACGCCGTTATCAAATCGACCGGCGCAATCGCGGGCGTGACACAAGGACACGTCGGGAAGCTCGCGTCGTCCATTCGGGATTACTCCGGGATCGAGGACGAGGCGATCCAATCCGGCGAGAACATGCTCCTAACGTTCAAGAACATTCGGAACGGCGTCGGCGCCGGTAACGATATTTTCGACCAAGCGACGACGACGCTCGCGGACATGTCGGCGGCGCTCGGCAAGGACCCGAAAACCGCGGCGATACAACTCGGCAAGGCGCTACAGGACCCGGTCAAGGGAATTACGGCGCTCTCGCGCGTCGGCGTCACGTTCGACGACCAGCAAAAGAAAACAATCGCGAACCTCGTCAAGACGGGTAAGACGGCGGACGCGCAAAAAGTCATCCTCAAGGAACTTACGTCGGAGTTCGGCGGCTCCGCGAAAGCGATGGGGAAGGCGAACCCGGCGGCGATCCTGCAATCGCAAATCGGCGACGTCGAGGAACAGGTCGGTAAGACGCTCCTACCCGTCGTTTCGACTTTGCTCGCGGCGCTCAAACCGTTGCTCGAACAACTCGGGCCGCTGCTCGGTAACGCGTTCGCCGCCCTGACGCCCGCGCTAACGGCGATCCTCAAAGCCCTCACGCCCGTCGCGGAAATCCTTATCAACGCGCTGTCGCCGATCCTCAAGTCGCTAACGCCGCTGTTGATCGGGCTGGCGCCGGTCGTCGCTCAACTCGCCGTCGTCCTCGGCGAGTTGCTCGCGGCGGTCCTGCCGATCCTTCCGCCGCTCGTTCAACTCGTCGCGCTGCTACTGCCAATCGTCACGCTCGCACTCAAGCTCGCGAACCTGTTGCTTGGGCCGATCCTCAAGGGAATCCAAATCGTTACGACGTGGATCGGCAAGGCGACCTCGACGCTCGCGCGATGGGGCGCGGCGTGGGCGGGCATCGTGCAACGCGTGTCCTTGTCCTGGTCGGGCATTCGCCGACTTGTGTCCGAGGGACTCGCGGCGGTCGGCCGAATCTTTACCGGCGCGTTCGGCAAGCTCAAGGCCGGTTGGGATCGCTTTTGGGACGGGCTCAAGGGCGCGGCGTCCGGCGTTTGGTCGCACGTAACGGGCGTGTTCAAGGCCGGGATAAACAGTCTCATTGACATACTCAACCGGGCGATTAGCGCGTACAACCGGATTCCGCTCGCGCCCAACATTCCGACGATTCCGCGACTCGCGCAGGGCGCGGCGAACTTCCCCGGCGGCGCCGCGATCGTCGGCGACGCGGGACCCGAGTTGCTTTCGCTTCCTCGCGGCTCGCGCGTTGCGCCGTTCGGCGGCGGGCTCGGCGTCGTCGGCGACATTCAAATAACGAATTGGGACTCGGGTCGCGCGCGGCTCCGCGGCGACATGGTCGCGACGGTCGAGAACGACCGCCGGTTCCGCAACCGGAGGGCGCGCGTTGGGTAGCGCGTCGATGCGGGCGACGGTCGATACGCGGGTCGCTTCGGCGTTCCCGTCCTCGAACTACGGCCGCGCCGTGTCGCTGCAAATCGGCGCGACCGGCGGCGTCGCCGACCGGCTTTCGTACCTGTTTTGGGGGGTGCCGTTCCCGGCGGGCGCGGTCATCCGGTACGCGCGGCTTCACGTCCGAATCCGCGGGACCTGGCCGGGCGCCGCGACGATCGTCGCGCGGCGGTTGCTCGCGACGTGGAAAGAGTCGCTCGCGACGTGGAACAACCGACCCGGCGGATCGACGACGGACACGGCGACGCTTGCGGGCGCGACCGGACCGGACGGGACCGAGCTTGTTATCGACGTCACGGCGATTTTTGCGGCCGTCGCCGCGGGCGCCGCATGGTACGGACTGTCGCTCGAAACCGTCGCGAACGGCGTTTATGGACTGTCGGCGAAGGACGACCCGACGTCGAGCAAGCGGCCGTACCTCGAAATCGCGTGGGACCTCCCGCCCAACCCGCCGACGAATCTCCGCCCATCGACGGGGCGCGCCGTGTCGGTCGCGCGTCCGGTCCTCGCGTGGTCCTACTCCGACCCGTCCGGGGAATCGACCCAAACGTCGGCGCAGGTCCAAATCGGGACGGACTCGACGTTCGTCGGCGGGATTCTGTGGGATAGCGGTTGGGTCGCGACGACCGTTCAGCAAATGGCCGCGGGCGCCGACGTCCCGGTCGGCGCCGCGGAGTTTTGGCGCGTTCGCCTACAGAATGCGGCCGGGCTTTCCTCGGGCTGGTCGGACCCGGCGTCGTTCACGCGAGCGAACAAGTCCGCGGTTGTCATCGACTCCCCGGCCGACGGCGGGATCGCCGAGCAAACGACGCCGGTCGTTTCCTGGCATTGGAACCCGGCCGGTCCCGTCCTCGCTCAAGCGTCCCTCGTCCTCGAACGCGAGGACCCGGACGGCTGGCGCGTGATATGGACCCGCGACCCGTACGCGACGGCGGTCGCGTCCTACGAAATCCCGGCCGGGTACATCGACAAGCCGGGGAACCGCTACCGCGTGACGGTCCGCGCGTGGGACGCCGTCGAACGCGAGGACACGCCGGGCGACCCGAGCTTCGCGCAAGCCCTATCGACGTTCACGTTTACGCCGTCGGCGGCCGTCGCGCCGGTTACGGCGCTCGTCGCGTCCGTGCCGGTCGAACACGGACCCGGCGTCCTACTGTCCTTCGTCCGCGCCGTCCAACCCGATTACTTCGCGGTCCTCGTCGATGGAATCGTCATCGCCGACCGGATCGACCCGACGACGATCCGCGACGTTCCGGCGGGCGCCGGACACTACGCGTACGCGGTTTGGGGATCGCGGCCGGGCGAGGCGCATACGTACGAGGTCGCCGCCGTCGTCGGCGCCGCCGGGACGTACACGCAATCGACCGGCAACGCGACGGACGACGCGACGCCGGAACCCTGGGGCGTTTGGATCATGCGCCCGGCGACCGGGGAGGCCGTCCAATTGCTCGGGATCGACACGCCGCAACTCGCGTACGGCGACGACGCCGCAACGTTCGCGCTCATCGGACGCCGGGACCCGGTCGTCATTTGGTCGAGCATCCGCGGGTATGAGGGCTCCGTGTCCGGCGAGTTGTTCGACCGGACGTCGGTCGCGGTCCTCAATGACATGCTCGGCGCCCGCGACGAGGTCCTCCGCGTTTCGATTGGGGACCTCAATATCCCGGTTCGACTCGGACCGGGTCCGGCGGTTGTTCCGGTCGGCGACGAGCGATGGTCGGTCGAGCTTCCCGTGTTGCAGGTGGACGAGTTCACGGTCCCGGCGACGGTATGAGCGGCGCAACCTCCCGCGCGCCCTCGACGCTTTCGGGCTCGGAATGGCTCGCGTACCTCGACGCGCTCCGCGGCTCGCACGGGATGAGGCTCCGCGTAACGATCCTCGACCGCGACGAAAAGCCGGTCGGGTCCCTGACGGAGCCCGACGTCCGCGTCGAGTCCGGCGAGGTCCAACTCGACACGACGGCGGAGGTTACGCGACAACTCTCGCTCGGGCTCGTCGATGAGGCCGGGATTATCGACCTGACGCCGAACTCCCCGGCGACGGCGGCGGTCTATGCCGACAACTTCCTCGCCGTCGAATATGGGACATGGGTCCCGGCGCTTGCGGCGTGGGTCGATGCGCCCGCGTTTTGGGGACCCGTAACGAAGGTCGAACGGACCGGCGTCCGCGTCGGGATCGAGGCGAGCGGTAAAGACATGCTCGCGCGCCCGCCGTTCGTCTTGTGGCGGACGATGACGCTCGGGCGCGGCGTCCTCGTCACGGACGCAATAACCCGCATCATGGGCGGGCTCGGGGAAAAGCGGTTCGCGCTCGGGACGCTCAAGGCGAAGCTTCCGAAGCCTATGTCGATCGGACCGCGCGACTCGGTTTGGGACGCCGTCCAAACCCTCGCGAAGTCCGCCGACCGGCACTTGTTCTATGACGGCGCCGGGCGCTTGACGCTCGCGCAGGACGCGCCCGCGGCGCTGTACGAGTTCGAGGTCGGCCGCGACGTCATCGACGAGCCCGCGGTCACGTTCGACGCCGTCACGGATACCCGGAACGTCGTCGAGGTCCTCGGGCCGAAGCCCTCGGGCAAGGACGCGCCCGCGATTCGCGGCGTCGCGTACGCCGAGGCCGCCCATCCCTTGTCGGCGCAATCGCTCGCGCGCAACGGCAAGCCGCGGTACATGCTCTATTCGGAACAGGCGACGAACATAAAGCGACAACCCGACGCGCTCAAGCGTGCGAAGTCGTTGCTACGGATCAAGCTCGCCGCTCAGGTCGATGCGAGCTTCGCGGTCCTGCCGGTCCCGGTCGTAAACGAGTTCGACTTGTGCGCCCTGACGACGCCGAGCTACCGGGTCGAGTTCCAACTCCGGCGCGCGACGATCCCGCTAACGCCGGACGCGCCTATGGCGGTCGGCGCGAACCGCTCCGTAACCGACCTGCGAACGGTCGCGCGGTCGGCCGAGGTCGCGAGGTTCGAGGCGTGGGCGAGCTAGGGTTCGTCGCCGCCGTCGTCGAGGAACCGGGCGGGTCGGCGCTCGCGTCCGCCGTCGTCCCCGGCGGCGTGGTCCTGTTGGTCGGCGATACGACGGACTTCGACGCGACCGGCGGAACGCTCGACATTGGACCCGGACTCGAACAAATCCCGTACGTCGGCGTCGATGACGACGCCGGGACCGTATCGCTCGGTCAAGCCCTGGTCGGCGCGTACGACGAGGGGACGACGGTCAATGTCCAACCGGACGCGCCGGTCCGGTACGCGCACGTCCTCGCCGACGACCTCCCCGGCGGCGACGCGCTGCTCGCGCGGATTCCGCACGGGCTGTACCCGTTGCTCCGCGAGGGATCGCGCGACGTCCCGGAGCGCGAGCCGGTCCTCGTCGATTACGACGGCGCCGAATGGGTCGTTACCGACGTCGTCGCCGTGCGGCCGGGACTCGATCAACTCCCGCTCAACCCGGACGGCGCGTTCCTCGTCCTCGACGCGAACGGCGAGATAACGGGACAACTCGGGGCCGACATTGGGTTCGACTCGATAACGGCCGGGGCCGTCCTGTCGGACGCGATCGTCCGCGCCGGGCTCGGGACCTATACGCTCTACGTCGATCCGATCAACGGAAGCGACGACCTCGACGGGCTCCTATCGACGTACGATCCGGTATCGGGCTCCGGGCCGATGCAAACGGTACAAGCGGCGCTCGACTCGGTCCCGCCATTCAATCAGGGCGATATAACGATCGTTCTCGCGACGGGCGTGTATTACGAAGCCGTAACGCTGCTCGGGTACATGGGCGCGGGCTCAATCCTCATCGACGGGCAAAACCGAACGCTAACGACCCTGTTCGGCTCGTTCGACATAGAGGGTTGTCGGCTAGACATGACGATTCAAAACATGCGGATCGACGACGACGGCTCGGGCGATCCCTCGGGGAGCGTGTTCGCGCGGAACTCGTCGGACCTGACGGTCCTTAGCTGCGACCTGCGGGCGAACAACCTCAAGACGTTCGCCGGTCGAGCGAACGCGTCGGTTGTTTGGTTCAACGACTGTACGGCGTCCGGCGGAACGAACGCGGCGCTTGGCTACACGGCGGGCGCGATGGGCCGGATACAAAACTGTACCGGCACGGGACCCGCGGGCATCCGCTCCGACTGGTCGGTCGTCTTTATCTCCGGGACGCAACCGGCGGGGGGAGCCGTGTCGCAAAACTCGGGACAGTTCTTTGGGACGTACAACGGGACGACGGGCTCCGGCGGGACCTCCGGCGCGAACAAGACGAAGTATTGGTCGCCGCTTTCCTCGGGTTCGTGGCGCAACGCGTTCGGCGGACAGTGGCGCTCCGATAACGACTTCGCGTACCAAGGCGACTACGGGTACGGGAATCATCGCGGCTGTTACTTCTACGACTGGTCGGACATTCGGACGACGCTTTCCGGTAAGACGCTCAAGTCCGCGTCGATCTATCTTTCGCGACGCGCCGAGGGCGGCGTGTCCGGCGCGCAACCGATCGCGCTCGGGACGCATGACCTCGGCGGGACCTCCGGCGTTCCTGCGACCGACGCCGTCGGGAAGGTCGGGTCGCTCGCGTGGGGGTCCGCGAAATGGCTCGGCGGCGGTCAAGTCCTGACGATCGTTACCCGGATTCGCAACGCAACCGGCAACGCAAAAGGCGCCGTCGCGTACGAGTCCGACGGGTCGCCGTACGCCGTCCTCAACGGCAAACGGGAAAGCTCGTCGGGGCGGCTCAAGGTCACGTACGCGTAACGATCATTCCGAAGGGGGGTTCGTCATGTCTGACGACGCACGCCCGGACGACGAGCGGATCATCGACCGGGACAAGGCCGCGCCGCTGCTACGGGACGAGGGGACCGACCTTCCCGACGGCGGGCTCGGCCTGACGTCGCCGCTTACCAAAGGGACGCTCGTCCGCAAGCTACAGGACCGGCTCCGCGTCGCCGGGTACTTGACCGGCGCGGTCCGGACCGGCGAGTACGACGAGGCGACGGCCGAAGCCGTCCGCCGCGCGAAAGCCGACCTCGGGATCGAGTACGACGAGGACACGGCGGACCGCGCGCCGCCCGAGCTATTGCGACTGTTCGACCTGTAGGGGGTGACGGCGTGAGTCTGCAAACGAACGTACTCGACCGCGCGCGGTCACAAATCGGCGTCAAGGAATCGCCGTCGGGATCGAACAAACAAAAGTACGGGTCCTGGTATGGAATGAACGGGCAACCCTGGTGCGCGATCTTCGTTACGTGGAACACGGTCCTAGAGGGATCGGAAGCACTCAAGCAAGGCTCGCGGTACGCGTACGTTCCCTATATCGAACAGGACGCGCGCGCGGGCAAAAACGGGCTCAAGGTCGTCACGTCGCCGCAACCCGGCGATATCGTCACGTTCGATTGGGATAACGACGGCGTCGCCGATCATGTCGGGCTCGTCGAGAAAGTCCTCGGCGGCGGGTCGTACCAAACGATCGAGGGCAATACCTCGACCTCGAACAACTCGAACGGCGGCCAAGTCATGCGCCGGACCCGCTACTCGTCGGAAATCTCAATGTTCGTCCGCTATCCGGACACGGGGGGAGGGTTCCTAATGGGTTTGAACGAGTCGCAACAGGACGAGGTCCTACACGGCGCGCGCGTCATGCGGGGCGTGTCGGCGTATTACGACGCGCTAGAGGACGCCGACGGCGACGCCGACGTCGTCGAGCCCGACGACGTCAAGCAATCCAACCTCATGCATAACGGTTGGAAGTTCGCGCGCAACATGTTTCGGACGTTCGACGTCGCGTGGGGGGAAGGTGGTAGCTCGAAACCCGACGAGGCGCCGACGGGTGTCAGTCTGCCGACGCCGTCACGTCCGCCGGTCGAATCGGCGAACGGGACCGCGCATATCGTCGCGCTTATCGCGCTCGTCCTCGCGGCGGCCGCGGGCGTGTCCGTCGTCGGACTCGTTATCGCGGTCCTCGTTTCCGTCGCGAACGGGAACACGATCGGGACGAACGTCGGGACCGCCCTCGGGACCTTGCTCGGGGCAATGGTCGGCGTCGGCGCAGCATTCGCGCTCGGCCGCCGGAACGGGGGTCACGGATGACCGATTGCTACCGGCTCGACGTCGTACAGGGCGCGGACCTCCGGGTCCGGTTCCTATGGAAAGACTCCCTCGGGGCGCCCGTGTCCCTCGCCGACTACTCGCCGTTTTCCCAAATCCGGTCGAGCGTCGGCGGCGACCTCGTCCTCGACCTAACGCCGTACTTCACAAAGGAACCGGGCGGCGCGACCGGCGTCCTCGAACTCGACGTCCCCGGCTCGGCGACGCGTGACGTTACGGTCGCGGGCGTTTGGGACCTGTTCCTCATCGGCGGCGCCGCGCCGGACGTCAAGCTCCTAACCGGCGAAACGACGATCGAGCTTGCGGTCACGCGATCCGAGGCCGCCGCATGAGCGACCCGACCGACGTCGTCGTCGTCACGCCCGATCCGGAATCGGTCGTCGTCGTCGTCGATCCGCCGGTCGGCGTCGTCGAGGTATCGCCGCCCGCAGGTCCGCCGGGACCGCAGGGACCCGAGGGCGACGAAGGTCCGCCGGGACCGCAGGGACCCGAGGGACCGCAGGGTCCGCAGGGACCGCCGGGCGTCGTCGGCGTGCAGTATTCGGCCGTTTGGCGATGGACCGCCAAGACGAGCGACGCCGGGACGGCGGGTCAAGTCGGCGTAAACGTTGCCGATTGGGGCGACGCGACCGAGCTACACGTAAACGAAGCGACCTCGGACAACCTCGACGCGTCGATCGTCCTCGCGGCCGTCGAGGTCGGGGACGCGTTCTACGTCCAGCAAAAGACGGACGGGACGCGGTTCGTTCGCGCGACCGTCGTCGGCGCTCCGATCGACGAGGTCGATTGGTGGCGCTTCCCGATCGTCGTCGATGAGTCGGGCGGCGTGACGCCGAACGGTAACGCCGAGGTCGTCGTCGCGGTCATCGCTCAGGGAAGGACCTCGGTCGAGGAATGGCTATCGGGGAACGGCCCGCCCTCCGGCGCGCTCGGGCGCGTGGGCGATTGGTACCTCGACGCGACGTCCGGCGACGTGTACGAAAAGACGGGCGCCGCCGTATGGGCGATCCGCGCGAACCTTGAGGGACCGCCCGGTCCTGACGGACCCGAGGGTCCGCAGGGACCGCCGGGCGCGCAAGGACCGGCCGGGGCGGCGGGCGCGCAAGGTCCGCAGGGCGTCGCCGGACCTCCCGGCTTGATATGGCGCGGGCAATGGGCGGCGGCGACCGCGTACGTCGCGGGCGATGCCGTGTATTGGCGCGGTCGCTCCTACATCGCGACGGGTTCCTCGACCGGCGTCGTCCCGTCGCCGAACGGCGTCCCCGGCGCGTGGGACCCGATCGCACTCGGCTACCGCTGGCGCGGCGTATGGTCGGGCTCGGCGACGTACGAGCCGCTCGATACCGTCGAGTCCGCGGGCGCCGCATGGGTCGTCCCTCCGGGTCCGAATATCACGGGCGGCGCTCCGCCCGAATCGAATGCGGCGTGGGCGCAATTCGCCGCGAAGGGCGACACGGGCGCCGCCGGTCCGGCCGGACCTGCGGGCGCCGACGGCGCGGTCGGTCCGCAAGGACCCGCGGGCGCCGCGGGCGCGCAAGGTCCGCAGGGGATACAGGGACCGCAGGGCGTCGCCGGACCGCAAGGACCCGCGGGCACTCCCGCGCCGACGCCGGATATTCAGTTTTTCAACTCGGCGACGGTCGGCAATGCGACGCAAACAAACGGCGTTTGGGTCAAGCCCGCGGGCGCGTATACGACGGTTCGCGTCGTCCTCATCGGCGGCGGCGGCGGCGGCGGGTCGGGCGGGTCGGTCGCGACCGGGACGATCTGTACGGGCGGCGCGGGCGGCGGCGGCGGGGCGTGGACCGAAGTCGTTTCGCCGATCGGCGAGTTTGGCGCAAACGAAACGATCAAGGTCGGCGACGGCGGCGCGGGCGGCGCGTCGAT